GGTGGATTGAAACTGATGACTAATCCAAAATATCCTGTCTATATCATTAGTAAAGGTCGGCATGAATCAATGCTGACCTCTCGTTCATTGGCACGAATGAAAGTGCCACATTACATTGCGATTGAACCACAGGATGAAGCTTTGTATGAACAAGCACTAGACAACTTTGGCATCCGTGAGTATGTCACTCTTCTAGTTGCACCTTTCAGTAATCACGGCGACGGACCAGGTCGCGCTAGAAACTGGTGCTGGGATCATTCTATCTCTATTGGTGCAACTAGTCACTGGGTAATGGACGACAACATCACAGACTTTTATCGTCTCCATGAAAACAGTCGTATTCGCGTTGAATCTGGTGTGATCTTCAAAGTTGCTGAAGACTTTGTTGACCGATATGAGAATGTTCCTATCTCTGGTTTTCAATATCGTTTCTTTATTGCACCAAATCAGAAGTATCCTGCCTTTGTAACAAACACTCGTATCTATTCCACATTGCTTATCCGAAATGATTGTAAGCATCGCTGGCGTGGTCGTTACAACGAAGATACTGATATCTGCCTTCGTGTATTGAAAGATGGTGATTGTACTATTCAGTTTAATGCTTTTCTTCAAGGCAAAGCTGCAACACAGACTGTCAAAGGTGGTAACACTGCTGAGTTTTATCATGCTGAAGGCACACAAGACAAGGCTCAATGGAGAGATGGCCAGCTTAATCCAGAGGGAACAATCAACAAGTCACAAATGCTCGTAGACATGCATCCAGACGTGGCCCGCATGGTATTTCGCTACGGTAGATGGCATCATTACGTTGACTATGGTCCATTCAAGAAGAACCAGTTGATTATGAAGAAAGACATTGATCTGAAGTCACTACCTAAAGTAGACAACTACGGAATGAAACTAGTTCGTTTGAAGAAAGAAACTGTATAATGCATAAGTGGACACGCCGTCATTTGGATACGGCTAAGAATATCTCAACTTGGTCAAAAGATCCATCTAAACAGATTGGTGTTGTTGCTATTGGAAAAAATCAAAATGTCCTGGCAACTGGATACAATGGCTTTCCAAGAGGTATCAAAGATGATGATCGCTTGAATGATCGTGAAACGAAGTATAAGTATGTCGTTCACGGAGAAATGAACTGCATCTATAATGCATGTTTAAATGGAATATCTCTTGACGGAGCCAAACTATACGTGTATGGTTTACCTGTATGCTCTGAATGTTGCAAAGGTATCATTCAAGTTGGCATCAGAACTGTTATTGCAGAAGTTCCTAAGAATCTGCCTGAACACTGGAAAGAATCCACAAAACTCGCTAAAGACATTCTTGAAGAAGCGGGTGTGATTTATCTGCAATATGAAATGGAAGGTGAAGAATGAGTGAAAGTGATGGATTAAATCCAGTTGGTCTTGGAATAGAAACTTGGGAGGACTTTGTAAGACGGCAGGTAGCAGACAGCCCGTATAAACGCCCAATCGACACATATTTGGCAGATGAACTTAATCGTAAAGAAATGAAAAAACAACATAATCAATATAATGGAGAAACTAATGAAGAGTTTTTTCGTAGAATACAACCATCAAAAATCGATTATAAATACAACGAAGACAAAGCACTTCAAGAAATCGCCGATTATATCGATAAGACGTATGGCGAACACTATGCGCAAGGCAACATACAATCAACTGAAATTGCGATTGATCGTGGTCGTGGACTAGGATTTTGTCTAGGCAATGTTGATAAGTATTCTGGTCGTTACGGTCAAAAAGGATCTACAGACGATTGGAGAAAAGACTTGATGAAAGTAATACATTATGCTATTATAGCTTTGTACGTACACGATCTAGAGCATAAGAGATAGCTATAAATGTACTCCTATATAAATAATTGTAGTCCACGAGGTTGCCGCCTCCGACTACTCTAGAACTATATAGGAGTTACCAGCATGACTATTTATCTCTATGTCAAACAATGCACACATTGCGGACTCAAATATTTCGGCAAAACCGAGAATACTGATCCTTTCAGATATAGAGGATCAGGAAAATATTGGATACGTCATCTAAAGAAACATAAATCCACACAGACAACTTTAGAAATTTTTGGGTTTGATGATCAGGAATTATGTTCAACGTTTGCTTTGATCTTCTCAGAAAAAAATGACATAGTTCAATCCAAAGAGTGGGCAAATCTAAAATCAGAAAACGGTAGATATGGTGGTAGAGGATGTGGATTTATTACTTCCGATCATACAAAATCCCTCATATCTGATAGTTTAGTTTCTGCATATGCGTCCGGATCAAGAAAAAAAGTTCGTATGTTTGGTGTACACAACCCATCTTTTGGGTGTAAACGATCTGAACACACCAAACAAAAACAATCTTTAGCGAAAAAAGATAAGACTTGGGAAGAAATATTTGGACATGAACAGTCACAAATAAGAAGACTTGCAGCGAAAGATATTGGAACCAAACTTGGTTACAACAATAAGAGTAAAGTTGTCTGTGTAGATTTGGATGGAAACATATTGAAGATCGATAGGGAAATATTCCTCAACAATAAAGGACTATATGTTGGCATAAAAAGTAATGAAGCTAAAAAAAGATTATCAAAACAAGACCAAAATGGTCGCTTTGTAAAAGAAAGGTGAATATAATATGGAAGTTAAGGTACCTATTGAAGAACTACGCAAGCGTAAACTATTTGTTGCAACTCCAATGTATGGTGGTGCATGTGCAGGCATGTTCTGTCGTAGCACAAACGATCTATCAGCACTAGCCGTTCATTATGGTGTTGAAGTCAAGTATTACTATCTGTTCAACGAATCACTTATCACCCGCGCTCGTAACTACTGCGTAGATGAGTTCCTTCGGTCAGACTGCACACACTTGATGTTCATCGACTCAGACATTGGCTTTAACTCCAATGACGTAATGACGATGCTTGCTCTGATGAGTGAAGAATCAGAATACGACATCCTTTGTGGTCCATATCCTAAGAAGTGCATCTCATGGGAAAAGATCAAGATGGCTGTTGATAAGGGCTTTGCCGATCAGGATGCCAGTGTTCTTGAAAAGTTTGTTGGTGACTATGTTTTCAATCCTGCTAATGGCAAGAACGAAATCAAGATCGCTGAACCCGCCGAAGTTCTAGAATCTGGTACTGGCTTTATGATGATCAAGCGTTCGGCTCTCGAAAAGATGACCACCGAATACCCACATCTGATGTATCGCCCTGACCACGTTCGCACAGCCGCATTTGATGGTTCGCGTGAAATCCCTTGCTTGTTTGATGCACTTATCGACAACAAGCACGCGCATATCAGCAATGAGATTCGTGAGTTCTACAAGAAGAATCCTAAGGCTACTCAGGAACAAGTTGTCGCGTTCCTTGACGATGCAAAGCATTCTGCTTTTGGTTTTGAATACTCGAATCGCTATCTATCAGAAGACTATATGTTCTGCCAGTGGGCACGTAAGATTGGTCTAAAGGTATGGCTTGCTCCATGGATTCAGCTACAGCATGTTGGTTCATACGTGTTTGGTGGTTCACTCGCTGATCTAGCAGCCGTTGGCGCTGCTGCTACTGCTGATCCATCAAAGTTGGGCAAAAAGGGATAAAAGTCTAGACTTCTGCCTATAGGTTTGTTATAACGGTGTTTCCAAGGTGATCTTTGGAAACACCACATTGAAAAGGATGATACTATGAAGCTAAGTGAAAATACCCTTACTGTCCTCAAGAACTTTTCGTCAATCAATCACGGCATTCTGTTTCGCTCTGGTAATATGATTCGCACTATCTCACCACAAAAGACTGTGATGGCGAGTGCAGAAGTTCAAGAAACCTTTGACCGTGACTTTGCAATCTATGATCTATCAAAGTTTCTTGGTGCGCTATTGCTGTTTGATCAGCCAGAAATCCACTTCGGTGAAACACAGGCTACTATTGCCTCAGACAAGCGTAAGCTAGTATACACCTACGCTGATCCATCAACGTTCGTTACTTCACCCGCAAAGGATCTAAACTTCCCTGCTGCTGAAATCAATCTATCTATCACCCAAGAAGACCTCACTAAGGTTCAAAAGGCTGCTGGTGTTCTTGGTCTTCCAGAAACAATCATCTCTGGTGATGGTGAAAACATCTATCTATCGGCTGATGATAGCAAGAATCCTTCGAAGGACAAGTACAGCATCGTGGTAGGTTCTACCAATCTTGTATTCAATGCTATCTTTAAGAATGAAAATCTTAAGCTTCTTCCTAATGACTATGATGTATCAATCTCAAAGGCGGGCATCTCAAAGTTTACTGCGACTGGTGTTACATACTTCATTGCGACAGAGAAAGATTCTTCCTTCAGTTAACCTCTTCTGGTTCTTTCTCGCAAACGATAGAAATGTGGATATTTTGGGTTGTCCAATCTTTTTCTTAGATTGATACCAGGATAAGCTTTTTCTGCTTCACCTACAGAAG